GATCAGTCCTTACGGCAGCACCCGTGCCATTAGCGATTGAATAGTCTGAAACTTGTGCCATTTAGAAAACTACCTTGTGCATATTCTACCCTCCTTTACCAAATCCGACAGCCTGATAGGTGAAATTTCTATCAATCGAAGCATTTGATGAATTTTTGAAGTGAACAGTAAACCCCGTTCCAGAAACACTGCTTACTTCAAAGAAATCGCCTGATGCCATATTCTGAGCATTGATACCAACAGAGGGTATATTGGAATTTACTCCTAATAATACTGACGTTCCAGTGAAAAACGGATTAGTAAAGGTAACAGCCTTTGCTCCTGTTCCGCTTGCAATAACATTACTTTGTTCTGTTCTTCTTTGTAAAGATACTGTGTAACCTAACTGAGAAACTTTTATATCCTGTGCAACATCATTACTTGTAAGTTTTGCTCTGAACTGAAATCCTCTGCCTTTGTAAGTTCCATTAGCAAAAGTTTGAAAATCAGAATATGTAGGCGAACCAGAACTGGGATTATCCTGTGTAACTCTTACTAACATTTCAGCGTTAACTTCAGTTGCAGTTAAACCATCAAAATCAGAAATACTATCAATTAAACCTCTTGAATCAAATAAATCTGATGGATAAAAACCTTCTGTCAAGAAATGACGTTTTAGGTCAAGACTAAATACACCACCTAAATCTAAAGTATCTCCTCCAGCAGTTCCTCCAAAATCATAAGTTCCTTCTGGCACAATCCCACCAAAGTCATCTAATGAACCAACAGCGTCAAAATCCGTAATGGCATCAAAACTACCACCACCTATTAAATTTAATGTATTTGTTGTTGCATCGAAAGCAACATTATTTTTTGTACCTTGAAATTTAGGACTATCTAAATCTTCTCTTCTTGTTTGTGTAATAAGCGGAGCTTGGTTGTCAGGTAATTCAATAATTACACTTGTCTCTCCAGCACAAAATCTACCGCCATCATCTCTAAATTTTAAAATATATTCTCCCTCAAGATAAGGAACTTCGGCAGCAGTTGTATTACCAGCTAATGCTTGAATCAAATCGGTACTATTAGAAAACGTACCACTACCATCGGTTAGAGGAGAATGTCTAACATATACTCTCCCTCCATGAATAACATCAACATCTGTAGATAAATTCCAACGTAATCTTACTAATTTTTCATTTATTGGTTCGGCTGATAGACCAGTTACATTTGATGGCAATGCAGTTTTACCAACAGCATTAAAAGTTAGATCAGCAGAAGTCGCACTTGTCTGTAATGCAGCATTATAGCTAAATACTTGAAAGTCATACGTTCCAATATCAGTATTAAATATTTCAAAATCAGGAGAAGAAACTGTTGTAGAAACAAAGTTACCATTATTGAATCTGTAGTTAACCTGATACTGCGTAACACCAACAATAGGTTGCCAGCTAACAATAAGTTTAGATACTGCCTGATTATTTATTTCAACTATCTTTTCTTCAGCCTGTAAAGCAGCAGGAGGATCTTTTGGAAGATTCAGTACCGATACTGTTCTTGCTGGTAAAGTCGCACCATCTTCAATAAATGCGTACTTTTCATTTACATAAGATAAAGCTGTAATCACATAATTTGTCCCTTCCTGTTCCTCAACATTTAACACTCTAAATTTTTGAGCTTGAACTGTATCATCTTGCAACAGCCAAACTGTATTAGCATTTGGAGTTTGAGAAAAAGCAGAGGATACTGTTACAACCGCACCTGAGACACCTGATACTGATTTAGTTTCAACAGTTCCATCAGGTAGTATTACACTCAATGTTGGATTATTTGTTGTAGGTAGATCCGTTACAGCAGAATCATCAACAGTTATCTGGGTAGTTGTGGCAGAACTTACTCTTCCACCTCTGCGAACTCCTGATCTCACGGGATCTGCTACTTCGATAACTGCACCAGGCCGAACCACTACACCAGAATCTATTGATGTTGTAAAAGTGCAGACCTCAGATTCATTATTTTCCGAGAAAACGATTGCTTTTGCTAATCTTCTAGCTTGCCCTCGGCTGGTACACGCAAATGCTTTTACTTGTTTAATAACTACCCCTATCTTAGAAATTAAATCAGCATCTTCATAAACTTCAAAATCTACTTCTTTACTATCCATGTTGAAGTAGGAAACAGACACTACACTGTGTCTTGTTTTTAAACTACTGCCTGAGTAACTAAATCCACCCTCGCCTACATTAGATAAGTTGAATAGATAACTGGCATCTGTTGGCTTGTCCTGTGTTATTGTTACCGATCCAGCAGACCAAATAGGCATACATCGCATAACACCAGCTAATTCATTTATCAAAGTAAATGCTTCTTGGAGGTTTTGAATATTAACATTACAACTAAATCTAGCCTCCTGTCCTCCTAATCCATCTGATACTAGAGTGTTTGCAAACTTACTTGCATTTACAAAAGAAAATAAATCAAGAGAACTTTCTGTTATATGATTGCCGAATCCATAGCGTGTGTCCAAAAGTAAGTCCAGTAGCACCATGCTTGGGCACGAGCACCATTGAGCAGCACCCATAACTCCATTAAAAATGTATCCGTCTGGGTACACTATCCTGCCCGTTGCACTGTCCACACTTGGAGTACCCGAACTGTTTGCACCAGCACCAGGAATCCTTACTTTTACTCCTCTGACACGATATTTTCTAGTTGGTATTGATTGGAATTGCATAGAATCCAATCGAACAGAAGCATAGGCACTGTTGGCATAAGTATTGGCATCATCAATTATTTCGCCAAAACTTGTCCACAAAAATGAATCAATAAGGCTTGAACTTGTGCTATCTGCTGTAACTCGACTAACTCTTATGTCTACTGGAAAAGCACCAGTGAGATTTACTCTGTAGTCTCTTTGGTAAGCATCAGCAGTTCTACCTGTAACTGTGTCACTGATGACATCGGTAAAACCACCAGAATTATATTGAACTGAAATTTTTAAAGATACAGACGATCCAAGTAAATCTCCTTTATCAGTGGCTCTTTGGAGTTGGGGAAAAGTTACTGTTACGTTTACTGCGTCTACATTTGAATTTGTTATCTGTCTTGTTACTGGTGTAGAGGCAGTAACAGTAACTCCAACTGATGTAACAGAAGAACTACTCTCAACACCTGGAATTTTTGTTTGGTTTGCAGTTCCAAATCTGGGAGTAAAATTTACATCTTGAAAGTTGAAATCAGTTGCACTTGGGTTAGTTGAGTCAGCCGATGCTTTTAAAACAGGAGTATCGTTTAGAAATACATCTTTTAATGCAGCATTATTATATGCAGTAGTTCCTTGTGTTCTTCCCTCTTTTGAAGCACTGGCAAATCCCTCAATTTCTCCCTCAGAAATTAAATCAAGAATAGTAGAGAACTGCCTACTATGTAAATTATCGGGTGTTCTAGTTGGTTGAGGAGGAGTTGGAGGACTTCTTCTACCCCCAGAACCTTGGATACCTTTAGGTTTTGTCATGCTTGTACCTGTTGGGTGTCGATTGAACCACTGATGACCACCGATCCAGTTATTATTTCTCCGTAACAGATTGGAACGGGAGTTCCAGCCCTTGAGGTGTTTTGAGTTCCAGAAAAATTATAAGACAGTCTTGGATCTTCCTCACTATTAAAATCTCTTTTTGGAGGTAGAGGAGTCAGCATTTCAGATACCCCCATCAAAGTTAAACCTATTCCAATGTTGCCCAACATTGCAGCAAAGCTAAATTTTCCTGCCATAGCTCCTGCTCCAGCAAATCCAAGACCTCCACCAGCCATAAATCCTGCTCCTGGTGCTGCTATTGCTATACCAATTAAAGCTACCCCTAACAAAGTTTTACCTAATCCTCTTCCAGCACCACTGATAACTGGAATAAAATGTATATCTTCTTTTTGTCCGATAGGATAATGCAATTCATCTTCGCCTATTTCGTAGTTGCCTACTTTTACTTGGTAATACTTTGGAGACATATACTTTTCGATTCCAGGGAAATTATTTATTAAAAAACTTACTGCTTTACCAATACTGTCTACTTTTACTTCAAACTCTTTATGACCTACAAATTTAGCAAGTTCTCCATATAATTTTACTTTACGCAACATAACGATACCTCCCTCCTGTACATTTCAGTAGCCATTGAGAATAAGCCTCTCTACAAGATAGTCTATCGGTTAAATGATGTAAAACATCTCCATCTAAGAAAATAGCTACATGATTTAAACCAGGAGATCCAATAGACATAAATAAAAGATCACCATTAATTGTTTTTTCATCTGGTCTAAGTTCTCTAAAACCTGTTCTCCATGCACAACTTTCAAACATTGGATTCAATATAAACTCTTCTGGTGTTGTGGGTCTATTCCAATCTCTAAGTTCAGTATTCTTTTCTTCCTTATACCAATCTCTGACTAAACTCCAGCAGTCAGTAACTCCCCAAACCCAAGGCCGACCCAATAAAGGTGGTTTGTATCCACATGGTTCGCAATATCCCCATTGTTCTGTTTTTGGATTGACAATATGCCATGGAAGATTACTTTGTTCGCAGCTAATTTTATCTGCCTGACTAGGAGTTGGAGGTGTTATAGGGTGGCTATGAACAACGGCTGTTATCTCTCCTGTATTATCTGCTTTTACATAATCTTCTGGATCAATAATAAAACATTGATGATCTGTCATTGATAAATTACGACAAGGAAAATATTTTTCTTTTCCTCGGATATTTAATAAAAGACCACAAGATTCTTTAGGATCTTCTCGTTGAGCATGAAGTAGTGCTTTGTATTTCCAACTCATGTTATAAACGTACCAATAGAAGGAAATTCAGTTCTGGTACATTGACGCATTGGTGCTCTTATTCCAGCAAGATCCAGTACTGAAGCAAGTTCAAACTGCACAACTTCTCTAGTTTCCGTTGCTTTTCTATCAATTTTATAAATTTCTTGAGGAAACTCTGCTGTAGGATCTGGTGTACCTAGTGGATTTACCTGTTGAGTTGTAGTGGTTGTAGTATCTTGAGTCGTTGTGTTTGGATCGTTCATTGTAATTGTATTTCCCATTCCATTTCCATGAACTGTACAATAATATCTCAAATCATTTGGGGCAGAAGGATATGCTGGCTGATAGGTTACTGTAGCTCCTGCATTTCCAGCAGTTCCGACTACGGTTGTTGTTTGTGATCCTCCAGCATCAGATTTTATTGCTAAAGGATGTCCACTGTTTGAAGAATCTGATTGGTTAAATATATAAGTAGATCCTCTTTTCATTGTAATAACAGGATTATTTACACCATTAATTCTAAAAATATTTCCGCTTCCAGGATTATGAACAGTCACTGTATAAGTAACAGTTTCTGCATCAGCAGGATCTGCAATAGTTTCTGTTGTTGTAGTGCTTGTTGTTGTTACTGGGAAATTAACAGCATCAAGATAACGTGCCAAGGTTCTAATCCTTGTCACAGTAGCTCCCGTCAAATCATTTCCTGCCATAACCGCATTTACGTTTAACAAAATAGCTGTGATAGTTCCAAGGGCATTACTGATAGTAAGTGTTGGTCTAGGAAGTTGACCTTTTTGAAACGCAAAACCCTCTGCCTCTATTGGCATTTTTAAATATTGATTGCCAGCCCAGATAATATCTCCGTTAGCATTTAAACTCGTTCCATTATGGAATCTATAAGTCTGAGCAGAACCATGCAAAGTTGCATCGGTAGTTAAGGTAAATAATTCAATTATTGCTGAAGGATTGATCTTTTGTAGATCAGTAATAATTGGAGCAGTACTCATGGTTCAAATACTTCTCTAAATGTTGTCTGGATCGTTGCTCTATTGTTATATGGTATAGATTTTGACCAGCTTTCGCAAACAAACTTTTGTGCAGCAGATTCTCCAGGTGCTTCAAAATCAAAGCTGGCACTGTCGTTTGCACGGGCATCAAGGAAGGTTTCTATTTCATCTGCTTGCGTTTCAGAAACTTCAAAAGTAAAGTTATATATTTTTGGATTTTGATGTTCTGCTAATCCAAATAATATTCTATGTTCAAACCCATCAGCAAAACGAATTGTTCTGGTATTTGGTGCGGATCTTTTTTGTTGTCCGTATGTAGGTTTTATTGAAGGAAACGTAGCCATTATGCAAGCATACCTCCTGGTCGTTTTTGTTTGATTAATTCTGATTGTATCGCTGCTGAGATCATTCGACCAAGTTCTCTGCCTTGCTCTTCATCTCCCTCAACAGAAGAACCAGAAGCATCTACATTTACAACTATATTTGTAGATCCTCCTAGTTGGCTGTTAGGAATTATAGTTCCTGATCTATCGGGAACAAATAATTCTGGGCCTTTTTCTCCTACTACAGAAGGTCTGCCTACAGGTGGTCTACCTCCATTTGCAAATCCAAGAAACTTGAATAATCCACCTGTTACAGTCTGTCCTCCTGCATTACCGAACAGAGCTTGATTCAGTGCTAGGTCTAAAAATCTGTCTGCTATGTTGCTAACCATATCTCCTAAAGTAGATGTTCCTTTTATCAACCCTTTTATTCCACTTTTTATATCGCTTTGGATTGTTGTGTTGAGTTTCTCAAAAGCATCTAGTGTTTCTTCGGCTGCTTTGTTCAAATCGTGAGTTGCTTCTATTTGATCTCTTGTACTATTCACTGCATCATCTATTGCATCTTTTTGTTTTTCTAAAGTTGTAAGTCTAGTTTGATCTAGTTCTCCTAAAATTCCTTCCTGTCTTTGTTTTTCTAATAGTTTTTCTATTTCTACATCTAAGGATTCTTTACTGGTTTTTGCTTCTTTTTCTAATCCAGCTATAGTTTTAGCGATTTCGGGATTTAAACCTTCTCTTCTAAGTTCTAATATTCTTGCTGTTTCCTCCTCTTCTTCTTTTATTTTGTTAACTAAATCATTGAATTTTTGAGTCATCATATCTGCTTCAACAGTTGTATTCTGCATTATTGCAAATATCTTTTCTTCAGTTTCCAGTTCTGCTAATAATGCTGCTTTTCTGTTTGCCTCTCCACCTCTACTACCCATAGCCTCTATTGTTTCTCTTCTAGAAACTAAATCTTGTGCTGCTGAATCTCCTAATGCTGCTGCATCGGCAACAGTTCTTTGTGCTGCTGCTGCATTTAAACTTTCTTGTAATCCAGTAATTCTAAGAACAAAGTTTGCTATTCCTGCTGTAAATGCCTGTATTTTTAGTATTGCAAGAGAAAATTCACTATTCATTAATCTGGTAGTCTCACCAAACTCTTGCAAACTATCTACACCATCTTGTCCTATTCTGTTAGCCATCAGTTGCATTGAAGCATTGAAGGCTGCTGTTTTTCCTTCGGATTGTTCTATTAATTTTATTCGAGCTTCTTCTGCTGATCCTTGTAGACCTAATGCAGTTATGGCAGCTTCGCTGTTTTGTGTGAACGGACCAAGGGCTTTACCTAGATCACTTATGGCTGCGATAGATTGTATTATTGCTTGGGTCGCTGCTGTTGCTGCAATACCTCCTGCAAATCCACCCATTTGACCAAACATTCCACCAATACCACCACCTAAAGCTCCTGCTGCTGCTGTTACTGGACCTTGCCCGAACAATAAAGGAAAACCACCACTGATAATCGCACTTTGCATATCAAATCCTCTGGTAGTGCCAAATCTTCTTCCCATAAATCCTGCAACGGGATTATTCATAAATGTTCTTTTCCCCTGTGCATCACGAGACTTTCTATCTGATGGATCTAATCTACTGAAAGGACCACTAGGACTTATACCGCTCATAGCTATTCTGTTGTCTAGCTTATTTTGCTCTGCAATTAACTTGACCTTATCTGAATGTGCTTTTACCTCGTTTTGAACTATTTTTAAATTTGCTTTACCCAGACTCAATGATTTCTTTCTGTTTAACATCGCTTGCTTTTGATTAGCTGCTGACCTTTCCTCCATTTCCTTCAAAGCCTGTTGAACAGGAGATACTGAAGTAGTTGGATCGTTAAGTATTGCAGCTATGTTTGAAGGAGATCCTATCTGGCTTGGTTTACCAAACACAGGAGATGCTATGCCTGTTGATAGTGCTACTTGCTTTTGTTTTTGTTCTGTTATTTTTGCTTCAGCAGCTAATTCATTTTTTCTTAAAATAACTCCTTTTTCTGCTCTCTTGAATATTAATTCAGCCCTACCTAACTGACCTTCCTTTGCCTTTTCTATAGCAAACTCAACTTTTTTAATCTGTCCTCTTACGCTAAATCCATCTTTTTCTAATTTATTTAATTGTCCTTTAAGTCTTAATCCTTTATTTTCGGCTGTTAATATTGCTATTTCTTTTTTCAGAACTGCGTCTGAATTACTTAATGCTTTCTTTGCCTTAGTATTTTGAGTTTTTCCTAAATCTTTTATTTTACCGCCAATGGTATTTAGATCGTTTGTGATCTGTTTAGTATTCAGTTTTATATTTACTTCGTACTCGGTTGCCACTAATCTTTTACAAAAGTACAGATATTAAAAGTTTAGCGTACTTTGCGTGTTTGGGCTTGCCTTCTTGCTCTTTCGTAGGCTTCGTTTTCTCTATCGCCTTTTAAATCAAAGTAGGCACTCCAAGCATATAACTCTTGGAGAGACATCTTTTCTCTTAACTCTCTATGGGTGTAGCCTAATTTTTCAGCTACAAAAAATTGTAAATAAATTAAATTATTCTCTTTTAAATTAGCTTTTTACGGCATCAGGGCTTTCCTCCTCGCCCACACCCTGCATCTTAGTCATAATGTCTAACAAAACTGACATTGGTATTTCTCTTCTCAGCACTGGTAAATCTCCTGATGTAAACATCTTTGCACCAGATTCATCTTCAGCTTTTGTAACAATAACTTGAAGAGCAAAGTCTAAACTTCCTTCCTCTTTACCCTTGTTCATAGCTATTAATGTACTGTTTATTGTGTCTCTATCAGCTATGGTTAAAGGGGACCAAAATATTTTTAGTATAAGTTCTTTTCCTTTGAAGATAGCATAGCTATTGCGTTCTTCGACACTAAAAGCCTGTTTTAGTTTGTCGATTGCTCTTGTTGTTGGCATAAAAAATTATATCTATTCCTGTAGTATAACTCAAAGAACTATTTATGTCTTTACTACAATACAGTCTGTGAAAAGCCTTCATCAAGATCCTGCTCGAGTGCAGTTTTTAAATATACTTCGTACCAATCAGGCTGATTGGGTATAGGAGTTGTATTTCTACCCTCTTTAAATAAATCTTCGTACATTGTTCCATCGTCTTTATGTTTTTTCTGGTTTATAACAAAAGCTGCATAGTCAGTTTGATTTCCTATGTATAAATCCTCGCCTAGTTCAGTGGGTATCAGTTCTCCTTTTTGAGGAAGTTTACCGCTTGCCTGTTCTTCGGGATCACCCTCTCTAGGCTTAACAGCAGCTACAGGACTTCCCTTTTGTACCTTCCATGATCTGTTAAAAGTGCCTGTCCAGAAAGGACTTCTATGCTGCAAAGTAAAATGAATTTCTGACGCTGCTATACTTTTGCCTATTAAAATAGCATCTTCTATAGCTTTAGGTAAATCCTTTATATCTTTACGCATTGGCTGTAAAATTGCAGTTGACTACACTCATAAAATGACTTTGATCTTCCGTAGTTATAGATGTAGGTCCACTAATGCTTGATACTCTTGGAGTTACAGAAAAAGTATCGGAATAATCGGAAGCGTTTACTGATGTCATTCCATCAATTACTGATTCGGCTATGGCAGCAGCTACTGCACTACCTTTATTGGATGGAGTCATAATTCCACATCTTATTGTTCCCTCATAATAATCTAATGCTGCTCCTTGAGGTTGCATTGTCGATTGCGTGAAATCCAAGTTCACCATTACATATTTTTTATTCTTACCTGGAGTTGTGAAAGGCATATTATCAAACACCACTGTCACTGTGTTATCAGCAGTTGTTACTGCATTTTTGATTGCGGTTTCAAATGCTGCTCGTGCGTTTACTAAAGTCATTAGAAAATAACGTCAACTCTGAATAAATATTCCTGACCGCCACGCAAAGTTCTTACATCTGTAATCTTTGCAACTCTGGTCGATCCAGAAAATGTAAGGGTGATCTCGTCTGATAATAGAGGCTGGCTGTCTCCTATAAGATCAGGTGTTATAAAAATTCTAGCTATGTTTTCTTGATAGCCCGATTCCTCAGTTGACTGTATGAACTCTACAGGAACTTTTATTGTGTACGAAGTATCGCTAGTAGTTACTGCACCAGTAGATGTGTTGTAAGAAGCTGACGACTTTCGAGTATAGATAATTGTTGTGTCTAATGAGTCTCCTAGTTGAGACACAACTTGTTTGGCTATGTTTTTTAGTGCTGTGTCTAGTTGTCCTGCCATTAACCTCTAACCGCCCTTAGTTGAAAAGTTCCTGCTCCACCTAGCATATACGCTCCAAGATAACTTTGTAACCAAGGGTAAACATCTAAAATATTATTGATTGATCCAGTTCCCTGACTGTCTGTGTTGTACTTAACTTGAATATCTCCTAACTTTACTTCAGAAAAATTACCATCTTTTCCTGTAGTTCCTGTTATAGCTCCAGTATCGTTTGCTAAAGCCCTAGCCAATTCGTATTGTGCATACTTTATATTTAGTGGAATTTTGCTGCAAGATAGTTCCACTCCATCTACTTGGTAATTATTTCTTGGAAATTTTAGTGCCTGTCCATCATCGCATCTATCACCATAGTAAACGAAGCTGTCGATCCAACGGGTAGCGGATATTAGTGATCTGTTTTTCTGATCGTCTGTTTTATTGGTCCAAGTTGAAGAGTCTGGTACTGTTTCAAAGTATGTATTAGCTTCAGCTAGTGTGACATAGCTATTAGCATTTTCTCCTTTTACAGTTGCATTTATGGTAGCTGCCACGATTAGTAAAGTAATTTAGTTTTATTGTAGCGTAAAGAAAAAACCCCACCAATATTCGGTGAGGTTTGATGACCACAATTTAATGATATTAAGGATTAGTTCCTGTATCAAGTGGTGAGTTAACGATTAGTTCAAC